CCAAAAGAGGGGTTGAATATTCTCTCTCTAGGATCGGTCAATAAGAAATTTATTAAATTATACTTAGTTTGATCTTTAGTGTTATATACAGTCTCGAAAACAGCAGGATTGCTGAAAGGTATAGAAACTCCAATTCCTGTGGAAGGTCTTAGATCTAATACATTTATATTTCGTACGTTATATGCCATTAAATTTCACCGTTTTGTTGCATTTTAGCCATTAGAGCTGTAAAATCAGGAACGGCGTTAATTTGAATTGCATCTAAATTTGAGCTTGGTCTTGAGTTTGCGAACATCTCTCCCACGCTATCAACTACTGGTGCATCTTCTCTTACCATTCCCATTCCGCCATACCCTTGAGCCATGCTCGAATCAAAACTAAAGCTCTCCATATCGTCACCTGACATAGCGTTTGCTGTTTCAGCAAGTAGGCTATTCAAGGGATTATTTGAACTTAATATCGGCGGAGCCATCCTTCTAACTGGTTGAGTATTAAGGGTTCCAGGAATAGCTGGCTTAGCTGAAGTCTTTGTTTCGACAATAGGCTGTCTGTTTGCGGTTATCGCTTCTTTCAGAATACCTGCAAGTTCTTCTTGGAAGACTGCGCGGACTTCTTCACGTATAAGTTTTCTAAGTAAATCTGTTTGTCCCATATTGTTATAAATATTTGTTTATTACTTTTTTGTCTTTGTAGCTTCCGGTTCATTTCCTGTTCCTACTGAACTAGCTACATTATCTGTTTTTAATAAGTTCTCTCCGTTAACCTTCTCTTGAGCTGCTTGGTTTTTAAAGGTAGTGCTAGAGTTATCTAAGGCTGTTCTAACTCTCTTTCTCAAGCGTCTACCGCCTGATAAGTTATTAATAAAGGCATTTAAGCCTAATCCTTGACTTTCATCTGCGCTATCGGGTAAGTCTTTACTTTCCTTGCGTAGACTATCAAAATTAAAATCTCCACTTAAGACGGTATCATTCTCTAAATAATTAACGGAAGTTGCTATTACTGCTAAATCTGAAGCATCTAATAAGTTAAATTGAGATGATACTAAATTTGAACTCAGAAGCTTTACTTTAACTTCTTCAATTATAATAGCGGTATTGGTTGCAAAAGTTAAATCAGATTGTGCTACTATAGCTCCATCTGGATCTACTGCAATACCTCTTCTACGCTTGTTCTTTATTGTTCTATCAGTTAACTCCTCTTCTACTACACGAATACTGTATTTACCAAATAGAGCAGTATCAGGACTTGTTTTTCCGTCGTGTATAGCTATATAAGTTGCTAATTGTTCTTCAATTCGCTTTAAGTTATTATAGCTATTTTTTAAATCTTGAAGTACTGCAGAATCTTTTGTTGATTCACATCCTTCCAGTTTAGCTATTAGTACCTGTAGTCTTCCTAATAACCCTGTAGCATTTTCCAATAAGTACCTAACAAAGCTTAATATTACTGCCAGTAAGCTATTTACTTGCTCCAATCTCTTAACTACCTGGTTATTTTTATTATCAGCTGATTGTCTAGCTTTTTCTAATGACGCAGTAATTCCGTGTGTAGTAAATAAATTCGGAAGAGGTAAGCTTGTGAAAAATACACCTATAAACTTTAATATCTTTATAAGTAATAAGGCTAACTTAATTAAAAACTGTAATTGCTTTATGACGTCATAAATTTTTTGAGCTATTTTTATAAAGCTATTTACTTGATCGGCAATTTGTTTTATTGTAGGAAGTATTTTAGTAGGGTCAAGTACTTCCGATAATCTTTGTATTTCAGCTCTAACATCTGTACCTAAAAAATTACCTAGTAAAGCTAGTGCGGATTTAAAGCTGAGCGTCTGTATTGTTACGCAAACTGATCTTATGTCGTTTATTTTCTTTAATATCTTCTGAAGATCTTCATTGTTTATATTTCTATAGTCGGTATACTGATTTATATAGCCAATAAAATTATCGACGTAGTTTAAACTACCTCCTAATCCAGGTACTTGAGAAAGTAATGTAGCATTTTGTGCTGTAAAAAGAGAATTAGGACTATTAGGGGTAAGTGTACTAAGTAAATCTTTTAAATTTTGTAAGAGATTATAAGTATTAAATGCTAGTAATCTTGTACCGGAAATTTGAGTTTCCCCGGGTGCGGGTGGTCCAAAATCTTGTATAGCTTGTTTCTGAGTAGTTGCTTGAGGTGCTACTCCTGCATAACTTTTAACTAAAGTAGTTGGAAGAGCTAAATATTTGTCTATAGTATCTTGTACTTCTTTTGCTGTATCTTGTACGGCATATAAAGCTTTCTCAACAGGATCAGGATTAGTACTTCTTTTTGGCGGCTTAGAGTTAATAGTAGTCGTTATAAAAGATAATACGTTACAAATATCTAAACCGTTTATTGTATCAAGTATATTAAATAAACCGGACTGCAAGAAGTTAGATTTCTTCTCTTTTGGTGCAGTCTTAATTGTTGCAGAAAAAGAAGCTGCTTTTTTCTCTACAGGTACACCCCATAATATTTTATAAGTACTCACTTGAAAAGTCGCTATTGACTTTGAAAAGAATACTATCAGTGTCTCTATCGGATCTTTAGGTGTAGCCATTACTTAGTATAAGTTGTTTTTGATAAGCAAGGACCTTGTAACTGCTTCTTTATAACAGGTGCAGTGTCTGCTAGTATCTTAGCAGATTTTATGATTTCAGGAAGTGCTTTTGCTAAACCCGATTCGTTAATATTAGATAAACTTTTTCCTAGATCTTGTAAACTATCTAACAATTGTCCTAATTGAAAAGCTGTCTTTCTACCTAAGAGAATAGGCTCGCCTTCTAATTTTGCTCTTAGACCTAACTCTATAAATCCAGAAGAAATACTAGTACTTTCAGTAGCATCTACAGTAAAGGTAGCGGGGCTTGAAATAGATACTCCTTTCTTTCCGAACATAAAGATAAAGTCATCATAGGAATGATTTGTAACTCTTCCTGAAGAAATAATTACTTGATTACCTTTATATGGAAATTCTGGTTTGTACATTACTTAATTACATTTGGATTTTGATTATTAATACGTACATCTTGAATATTAGCAGAAAGTGAATCTAGGCTAGTTAACTGTTGATTTAAAGGTATGACATTAGCTACTAAATTAGCCTGTAGAGTAACTCCTAAGGTTGTTAGAGGAAAGTTTTTATTTATATCAACTATCTCAACAACTTGTCCATTAGTTAAATAAATTGAAGAAGGATCTCTGTTAATATTTTCTACTGTCGGTATCCATCCCTCTTGGTCTACTTGCCTTCCTTGACCGTTTCTAATGATCGTAATAGGATTACCCTCAGGTCCATCCCACCAGTAATTTTTATCTCTATTTGATTTTAACGAAGATCCAAATCTTATTGAACTACCTAATCTACTTTCAAAGGCAATATCAGCTACGAACATTTCTAAGTTCTTAATATTAGGTTTTTCAGGAAAGTTATTTCCTAATGGATATTCAATTGATCCTGTAGTAAGATTAGATGTTTGATTTGTAATTCCGTTTTGCTGATAATTAACTTTTACTGCATTTACATGCTCATTATAATCGGTTAAATTAGGAAGTGCATTATGATTAACTGCTCCCCATAAATTAAAGGGAGGCAAGTAATAGTAACTCTTTTGATTTGTATTCTCATTTAAACCTAAACTAGGTCCTGTTACGATATGAACATACTCTCCCTCTGTTGGATATTGTTTCATCCAAGAGTAAAGAGGCTTAGCAGGCTCATTTCCTAGACTATTAAAAGTACTACTTTGAGTTCCATTTAAGATTTCGAATAAAATCTTACCTAAATCGGTTGGATTTGTATAATTAGGATCGGGTGTAGTAGTTCCAGGGTAGTAGGGCCCGTATACAATATGAGCTACCCTACCTAGTATATAGCTCTGACCGCCTACTTGACCAGAGCCATCAGGGCTACTTATAATATCAAAAAAATTATTTGCCATTATTTTTGTATATCAGGTAACTCTTTTATAACGTTATCCTGTAAAGGAACTGTAGATTTTTGTATATCGCTAAATAATAATTCTAGATCCTTCTCGCTAAGTCCTCCATCATCACCTTCAGCTGTTTGACCTCCCTTCTGTAATATGGAGGCTAGCTTTACAAGAGCATCGTCGTTTTTGACTTCTATCTCGAGATACTCTTTAATTAGAGGCACGATAATAACTGCTTCGCCTGGTTCAGTAACCATGTCGATTAATTGACTAGTCAAGTTTTTAATTTGACTCTGTTTGGATTTATGGTTTTTAATAATGTCCTGTACTAGATCGGAGTACTTCTTTCCTTCGTATAATTCAAAATCGAGATTCATAATACTATTTTAAATAAATAGCTATTTAGAGAAAATGTTAATCTCAGTGCCTTCTTCTAGATAATGGTTTAGCATCTCTTTATAAATCTCCTTTAATACCTTTATCACCTTGGTAATGATAGGAGTAGGTGCATCTGTGATCTCCTTTATGTATATAAAGAGAGCTTTCTTATTGAATATGTCAATATTCTCTCTACGTTTAAAAAGTTCTAAAATAGCATCTCCCACTCTAGCTTCTTGAGCTTTAGGGAATAAATCTAAAAGATCGTCGTCTACTTTTTTAATAAAAAGGTCTATAAAGTTTAATTCTTCAAGAGGCTCTGGCTGGGTTAGAAGTAGGTTATTTGTGATTGTCTTATCGGAATCTACATCCTCAACAGGTGCTTTACCCTTTAATCTTTTGTAGTTATTATTGTTATAAACGATTAAATACCTCTTTGCAATAGTACCAAAATAGGAATAAGCCTTACCTTTACTTGGATCGTATAGATGTAATTTCTCTAAAAGAAAAGCAATTACTTCATGCTTTAATTCATTAATATTATCTACTTCAGTATAGTAAAACTTAAAAGTATGAATAATATTTTCAGCTAATTTATAAAAAGCATAATAGATCTTTTCATTAAAGATCTTATTTCTTTTAGCTTGAGAAGTTTCTAATCTATAATCTAAAATAGCTTGCTGTGTATCAAGGGTAAAGTAGTCTATTGACTTCTTTGGTCTTCTTTTTCTAACTCTTCCATCCTTTGTAAGTGTAACTTCTGCTTCTTCGACTTTGAAAATGTCTTCTACCATTATCGCTTATTGAATTGATTTAAACCCTCTTGTACTGCTTTTAGATTTTGAAATACTGTTTGTAACTCTATATCACTATCCATCCAGATCTTATCATCTAGATTCTTAAGTGCTTTTTCAGACTCACCTATTAACTGCTGTAAGCCTCCAATA